CCCATTCAAAGAACGGCTCAGGTTGTTTGGGTTTCTTCTTGGAAAATAGTTTTCTTAGTAGCTTCATGAGTTACCCCACTAATTGATCTAATGGCAATCCGTGGTCAGCGTTGAACTCTCTGACCATTTCGTCAACCATTCGATGTGGACGAACTTCAAATACTTCTACTTCATTTTCTTTTTTGCTCCAAATCCAGTTGATAAGCTTTTTCATTTTTAATTTCCTTTCTGTTTTCCCTAACCGCACCAGTGAGCTAGAGGTGTTTTTTAAATATCCAAAATATCGTGCGTTCTGCATGTAGCAATAAAATCAATTGCTGCATCTTGAAATAAATCTCTGCGTTTGCTATCTGGTGTGTCTGGTTTGTTGCAGACATCTCGGTACATCAAACACTTAGTGTCGATGTCATCGAGTTCGTCTTTTTCTTTTTTCGAGACATCCATTGTCTGATTGATGTAGAGGATTAACTCTGTGATGTTGTCAAGAGCTGGGATTCCGCTTCCATCTTGTGGAAGTCCTTGTCAAATTGAACGGCACAAGCTACCAGCCTTTTAATATAATGGTTGTTTGCCATGTTTTTTACCTCTCTTATTCTTCTAACTATGATTACTGTATAGTTATCTATTAGTATTTATTTTCAGTTAGTGCCGGTAGGCTCTAGATTGTTGTTGGTTAGTGCCGGTAGGCTCTAGATTGTTATATATTAGTACTTGTTATTAATTAGTATTTGTTAGTGTCCGATTATTCATCGTATGAATTTTCATCGGTTGAATTATTCATCGTATGAATTTTCAACTTATGAATTATCATCGTATGAATTAATGGAAATTCCATTTATCGAACTATGAATTTTTAAGGCTACCTGTGGATAACTCTGTGGATAACTTTTTATCAAGGTATTCTATAAACTCGTCTGTCATGGGTATGTCTGATGCACATACAACTATTTCAAAACCTTTTTTATAGCCCTTGCTTTTTCGGAAAACCACGACATAACGTTTGTGTTTTAATTCTTCAAACGCTGAACGGTGTGAGCTTTTCCCATTGGTTGACCTCTTTTCGAGTTCTGAAAGATAAACTCGCCAATCGCTTTTATTTATCAAGATTTCAGCAAGTAAACCCTTAGCTTGTAAACTCAAGCTGGCGTCTTGCAAAAACTCGTTGTTCATGCACGTATAGTTTTTTTCATCGTTGGTGAAAGATATACTTCATTCGGTTATGCTCCTTTCTGGCAGTGGTTGGCCTTTTTTATTCCCTAACCGCACTAGAGAACTAGTGAGGATTTTTTTCATAGATTTATATATTTAAGGAGACAATTATGAATATCAAATCGTTGTAGTTTTTTGGTTGGTATTGCTTATATCTCCTCACTAGCTCACTTCTGCGGCCAGGGTGTTATGCTATTTGAACCTGTTTCTAGTTTTCCATTCGATGAAGGATTTAAAACCCTCGTAGTTGATGAAAACCAGTTTGTGCGTCGGGTTGAACACGTACTTTTGAAAGTCTTTGTTATCCCTCATTTCTCGAATGAGGTTTTTTGCCATCGACTTCCCCAGGCCTTCCCACCGCTGCATGAGGTGATCATAGTCTCCCCACTCAGCTGTTTCGTTAATTCCGACGGGTCTGTAGGTTATTTCCATTGGTAGTCCTCCTTTAATCGCCTTGCTCGATGAGTGGCAGGATGCCGTTAACTTTTAGCAATTCATACAAGAACAAGCGCCCTTTTTGTGTCCAAGTCGTTGTCATATTGACTTGAGCTTGACCGTTCTTATCCTTGTAATCAAATGTCGAACTATCGACATAGCCTTTACCCATGTGTTTCTTATACAAAATCCATTGACTATTGACCTTGTGCTGAACACCTAGATTATGCAAGATTGCATTGAATTTCTTGGCGCTCATGCCGTAATCTGCCGCAATCTGGGTAACACGCACCGCCCCTTTACTTTCTAGGATAATGTCGAAGTAGCGTACTTGTTCTTGTGCCAAGGCTAACTCAGCCTCTAGTTTCACCACTTTAGCTCGTTCGTCTTTAAGAGCTTGAAAGGCTGCAATGGCAAGGTCTGGGTCATTAAGTAGTTGGTCTGTAGCATACATGCCATGTTTGCGGATAGTCGGCAAAACCTCTGATGTAACCCAACGTTTAAACTCCTTGGCTTGCGGTAGTTTGCTGGATAGGATGAGCGAGTAAAGACCTGATTCGTTGATGATAATCATCTCTCTGTCTTGACCTGAGGTACCGAAACGGTACTTCAGCTTATCTTCTTCATCTACGTGTCTATTGACATCTCGACTACCATTTTGGTACCCCAAAATCCCAGCCACATCCTTACTCACAAAGTAAGGTTCATTGTTAATAGTTACCGTTCGGACATCTTGTCCGTGGAAGTTAAAAATTTCATTCATAGTGTTTCCTTTCTTTGCTATAATAGTTAATAAAAACGAGGTATTAACATGAAGAATAAATCCGAAGTATTAGTACCACTCATGTTAGTGGGTTTGCTATACGTTGAATTTCACTGCATTACACCAGATAGCCATTCAGCTTTGACTAGCCTAACTGACATCAATTGGATGTATCTATGTCTAGTGATTGGTGTTGCTTTATTAATCTCGCTGATAGCGCTAAGCTATATTCATGACGTCCTACTCTTTTTCAAGCTTGAGAAAGAGGGAGATATAACTTATAGCTTTGTGATCGCTTTGGCTATCTTTGGAATCCTCGTTTTGAGAAACTGCTTAATTGTCCTGTCTGATACTCAATTTGGAAATTTAATGTCCTTCGTCAGCTTCCCTATCTTCGGCGCTTTCTGGTCGCTTTCCAAACGAACGCTCAAAGCGAATAGGAAGCAAGATAAGAACCCCAACAAGCATTGAGAATGTAAAGAACATGTAGGTCGTGAAGTCCCATTCTGGGATTGTGCGGCCTTTTTGCATGAACTCGATAAAATCGTGAATGTGATTCATTTTCTTCAACCTCCTACTCTCCTAAATCAACCCAAGTCTCGTCGATACCCAAGACATCGCACACTCGGTTTTTCAATCTGTTGCTTCCTTTACCATACTTCAGCAATTCTGAAATGGTAGGCTTCTTTACTCCACAAGCACGAGCAAGGTGTGTTTGTGTCATCCCCTCCGAATTCAATTTGTCTTTGACAAGCTGAGTCCACTTTTGATGTTGTTGAGTCATATTCTCTCCTTTCTTTTTTAAAATATTGACTAAAAAGTTAGCTAATTTCTTGACATCGATAAATAAATTTATTAAAATCAAGACATAGAGAAAAGACTCACTAAAAAAGTAAGGGTTACCTATTCAAAACGGACGCCAATCAGTTTTTAGGTTTTTATTTTTTTAATTGTCTTGTTCGCTAACTCTTTAGCTTACAAAAATATTGTAATAAATTTATTAAAGTTTGTCAATGGTTTTGTAGTAAATTTATTAAATATTTTTTGTCGTGCCTTAGAAAGGTTGATGTATCAATGTTTTTCACATTTGAAAAAATAAAAGAATTGGCTGACAAACAAGGTATTTCATTAAATAAACTTGAAGAAAAATTAGGTTTTAGCAGAAATACAATTTATAACATGAAGAAATCAACACCAAATGTTGAACGAGTTTCAATGATTGCCGACTACTTCAACGTGTCCACTGATTATCTTCTAGGTCGTACTGATAATCCTAATATAGCAAACAACGATACAATCGCAGGATACACGTCTGACGACCTACGAAAGATGGCAGAGAATGCCAAGACCTTCGATGGCAAGCCTCTTACAGAAGAAGACATCGATGCCATCCAGAACATCATTGAGATTTATTTGAGAGGTAGATAGTATGACAAGTATTCCAATGAAAAAGAATCCGTTCAGAGAAAAGATGACAGCAATTAGAATTGTCAATCCTGAAACAGCTCAATCGTTAGGAACAATAACTAATTTCGATGTATTCCCTGGTTCGACATCTTTGGTTGCATTTCTAGACTTCTTTAATCTAAGACCTGAAACAGATTATATCTTATCTCTAACTGCCCACTTCCCTAACGGCACGTCTTACCCTGTCCATGCTACTAGAATTAATATCGCGAGACAAGATTTTGCGCTACTTGAAGACGGCTTTGGTATGGCCACTGGAAATTTCAGCTTTAATTTTACGATACAGAGCCCAAGTGATTTTTACTTTTTCTTCATCTTGATGGACGAAAACGGTCAGGAAGTAGATACAGCATATAGTTATCATCATTTTGGAAAGTGGGGATAAACGATGCCGGACACACAAGATAATTTCAAAACCACCCCTTCCAATGTTTCTTCAATTCACGCTTCTAAAACTTCATTGAAAACTGTACCCACACAAAATCGTGGTATAATGGAGTCAGAAATGTTATCGGAGGAAATTATTATGCCACAAGATACTTACAGCAAATCTGAAATCGACTTAAAACTTGATAAAATTAATTCTGACACCCAGCACGGATTTGAGAAAATTGATTTAAAAATTGACCAACTCAGACAAGAGATGAGTAGCGGATTTGAAAAAATCGGCTTGAAATTTGAACAAGTTGATTTGAAATTTGATAATTTCGAGAAACGTGTAGAGACTATGTTTCTAACTCAAGAGAATAAGAGATTAGAAGAGCAAGCTAAAAGCAAAAAAGAGTTCATGTATTGGTTTATCGGATTGTTAGTTAGTACTTTACTGGGGATACTAGCAATCATCGTAACCATTTTAACAACAAAATAACACAAAAAGGATAATAGCCTATGACTATTGAAGAGCTAGTAGACTCGCACGGTGTCACTCTCGCTTACTTTGATAATGACCTCTGGCATAGACCAGGAGTTTACATCAAAGAAATCAATATTATTTTCATAAACCGTGAGCTGTCAGAAAACGCCAAAAAACGGGTTATATACCACGAATTAGGGCATCTGGATCATTCTGCTGAACTTTATCAAAACAATCGCACTAGATGCGAAAATGAAGCGAATAGGCACATGATCCATAAACTGCTCGAAGAAGAGCTTTCAGCATCAGATGACCACAAGTCTTTTAACTACTTGCATTTTATGCAAAAGCACAAGCTTAGGACAGTAACAGATGAGTTGATGGTCATTGATGAGTACTACGAATTGATAGGGTGAAAATATGGACTTCAAAAAAATAAAAAATCTAGGTACTCACTGAGGAAGAATTTCAAGCACAGAAAGCTAAATTATTATCGCAATAAAAAAAGCCCTACACTCACCGTCGCCAAACTTAGAGTGTAGAGCTAGCACCACAGAAAAAACGTGTAAACTGGAAAACAGCCTTACATGTCCTTTTCTGTACCCATTTTACCAAAATTAAGGAGATATGACAATGTGGGTAGAACAATTATCAAACGGAAAATATAAATATTTCGAGCGATACAAGGACACTTACACTGAGAAATGGAAACGAGTGTCTGTAACGCTTAACAGTGGGTCTAATCGAGCAAAGAAAGAAGCTCAACGCTTGCTTGATGATAAGATAGCTGAGAAGATGTCTGGCTTAAACACTACCGACGCATCATTTAACGATGTGTTGAACGAGTGGTGGGAATTTCACAAGAAAGGTATTCGAAGGACTTCGATTAGTTCCATGACTAGCAATGTCAGATATGTTGCAGAGAATTTCGCTGTAGATGTCAAAATAGCAAACATTGATACACAATATATCCAACGCTTTATTAATGATGCCGATATTCCACGTTCAATCCTTGAGCGTGTTAAATCTATATTGAATCTAACCTTCGATTACGCTTGCACCGTTGGTTATATTCCTAGCAACCCTGCAAGGCAAGCAAAACTTCCCAAGAAACAACAAACGATGGAAGATTACGACAAGATAAGAAATAAGTTTCTAGAGATAGACACTGAACTACTACCACTTCTGGCAGAATTACGAAAACAGAAACGCACCTACAGAAACGCAATCCTTGCCGAGTTCCTTTTTGTTAGTGGCGCAAGGATTGGCGAAGCGGTAGCTCTTGAGACATGCAACTACAGGAGGGAGGTTGGCTACCTTGATATTTTTGGCACTCTGGATAGCGTCCAGGGCTACAAGAGAGCGAAAAAGGAACCACCTAAAACGCCAGCCGGCTACCGTAGCAATAAGCTGACTAAACGCGAAATAGAATTGCTGGATGAAGCTATACAGATTCGTGATCTAAACAAGTCGCTATCAGACGATTGGGTGGCCATGGATAGAGATTATATTTTTGTGACCGACAAAGGAGTGCCACTTCAACGGAACTCCTTCAACAACTCTATTCAAGCTGCTAACAAGAGACTGGATAAGCCGATTAATAAACCAATATCATCTCACATATTCAGACACACGCTGGTCAGCTATCTGGCTGAGAATGGTGTCCCATTAAAGGCCATTATGGACAGGGTTGGGCATGATGACAGTGATACCACGATGAAGATTTATACCCACGTCACCAACAAAATGAAAAATAAGGTGGTTGAAATCATTGATAACTTGCCCCTTTCTTGCCCCTTAGAATAAAAAAAGACCTATCCATCAAGGTTAAATTCTTGATATGATAGGCTTTTTATTTGTTTATTATTTTACTGTGCGGATACGCATAGTGTTTGTACCACCTGTACCTACTGGAACACCAGCAACGATAACAATGTTGTCACCAGATTCTACAAGACCTGATTCCAATGCAACTTTTTCAGCAACATCAAACATATCATCAGTTGAGCTTGGTTTTTCAGTAACTACTGGAATAACACCCCAGTTAAGCATCAATGATTTTTGAGTAATTTCATCGAATGTTACAGCCAAGATATCAGCTTCTGGACGGTATTTAGAAATCAAACGAGCAGTGTTACCTGATTCAGTAAGAGCAACAACAAGTTTGATATCCATTGAGTTAGTAGCATCTTTAACTGCAGACGCAACTACTTCAGTCTTAGTTGAACGGTCAAATGTTGATGAATCAAGACGACCATACTCTTTAAGAAGAGTTTGAGCGTTTTTATCAATTGTAGCCATTGTACGAACTGATTCAACTGGGTATTTACCATTTGCAGACTCACCAGAAAGCATTGTAGCATCTGTACCATCGATAACTGCGTTAAATACGTCAGATACTTCAGAACGAGTTGCACGTGGTTTTTCTGTCATTGTTTCAAGCATGTTAGTAGCTGTAACAACAACCTTACCAGCAGCGTTTACTTTAGTGATGATCATTTTTTGGTAAACTGGAACCATTTCAAATGGTACTTCGATACCCATGTCACCACGAGCGATCATGATACCGTCAGCAGCTTCGATGATTTCATCGATGTTATCGATACCTTGTTGGTTTTCGATTTTAGCCAACAATTGAACGTGACCGTTACCAGTTTCTTCACAGATAGCACGAACTTCTTGTACGTCTTTTGCAGTACGTAC